TCTGCTAGTTGCAGATTCTTGGCAACATACAGAGCATCCTCCACCGTTGCAGCGCGGTAGTAAGGCTTCATTTATTTGATAGTGGCAATAGCGCGTTTGTTGTAGTGACCCTGCCATGAGTAACTCGTAAGGGCAGAAGGCACTGGGTCATCACCTTTGACAATGACTTGAACCTGATCGCCTTGACAGAAGACAGGTACAGGTTTAGTGATAACTTCCTTCATAGGCACAGCATTAAGTGAATACTGTCCAGCGTTGACAACAGTCAACTCAAACTGTGTGTCGGCATATCCATCTTTTTTAATGTCGATGATATAGCCACCAGACTCGTAGAGATCAAGATATAGATTTTCAATAATCGGAAGGTGTATGCGCTGGGACTTGTCTGCCTCTGTCACATAGAAAGATGGCAAGGCAATCGTCATTCCATACTGCAATCCGATCATATAGTCCGCCCCTACAAGTGCTGTGGGAACATCGATATACTTAGTCGTTGTGCCTTGAATAGACGGTCTCAGAAAGACTGACTGGTTAGCGCCAGAGGTGACGATAAACACTGGTTGCGTGTTGGCCACATAGCTTGCATCCAAAAAGTTAATTCTGGTGTTAGTACCAACTACAGAAGTAGTTAGATCAGCCTTCTTCATGATGTGGTCAAGCCGAGGCAAGAACTGAGAGAAGGTGGTTGTGATGGGTGCTGTTGTTTCATCCAACAGTTCCATCTTCAGCAAGACAGAGTTCGTGCCGTCATAAGTGACGATGTAGTTAGTGTCGTCATCGGCACCCCACATACGGACTTGAGACGGAAACTCCCATTTAGCCCATCCAGCTACTTGACGCTCGTTACCTTGATTGAAGAACTTAAAGACAAATACAGAAGATGAGTCATCGCCAAAGTAGACGATGCTGTTGTTTGGACTGCTAGAAGCCCAGGTCAAGTTTTGTGGGACAAACTCAGGAACAATCCTTGTGATCTCTGCGATAGCAGGTCTGTTCTCAACAGAGTCCACAGACATTTCAAACACCTTAGAGTAGGTGTCTGATTCAGATGCAAAGATAATACTGACACCTGTACTGACAGGATCAGTTGATCCTTTGTTGTTGTATGCGGCCAGCTCTGTAAGTTTTACAGTAGACGGAGCAAATGCCACCTCATCAGAACGCATCAGGAACTGATGGTTTTCTGAGAACAACAGCAGACCTTTGGGTGTAGAAATAGCACTCTTCAAGAACGCTGGTTTCGAGGCAGATGCAGTCAGATCAATAGGGTCAGCATCACTAACAGCCAGGGCTGAGTTGGCAAAGAAGTTAAAGTAGTCACCTGGCTGTGACATGACGATCGAGTCGTCACTAAGAAAACCAAGTCGGTTCGCAAAGAAGGTAAGGCCGCTAATACCGCGTCCTACAAAAGTGGGGATGGGGTTAGAGTATTCGTCTCCAACTTCACGCTCTGCCCAGCCGCCAAAGGCTGTGCTGTTGTCTAGTGCTTTGACCTCAAAGTTGCCGTTAGCGAGACGAATCAACGCATGAGGCATGGTCGAGGGGTTGAACGCCGTCTCGATGTTTGGCTCGTGTGTTTCTTCCCATGAGCCAGTACCAGGGATACCCTGTGCGTCAGGGACAAAGACGACGTAATAGTCATCAGCGTCACTGCTGTCAGTGTTTTTGACTTTAACTTCAAAATCAGGAAAGCATTGACCAGGCAGCTCGGTAATGTCGTTAGCAGTGCCCTTAATCGCAGTCATGGCGTTATTGGTTACACCACCACGGACAGACAAGTTGAAGTCTCGAGTATCTGTACGTTTAATCCTGATGACGTTACCAACAGTATCTGTATCGTAACCAGAGATAGCATTTACAGCATTACTGAGGTTAGTAATAATGTCACTAACAGTCAAAGTGCCCGACGTTGCATTAGAAGGTGTGGTGAAGGTTGCAGTGCCGTCTGAAGCGTATGTGTAGACAAACTTTTCTGCGCTGACACGGACAGTGAAAGTCTTGCCTTGCTGTGTGACAGTCACAGTGTCGCCAACACGCCAGCCCACACCACCATTCTTGAGAATGATGGAGACGTTGTATCGAGAGCGGTAAGCGTTTGCGGCAGCGTCCAGATATGCAGAACATTGGTTTACGATGCGAAATTGCAAACCAGTTTTGGAGCCTGATGTAGCCGAGTGATCCTGTGCTGAGTTCTGGCTACAGGCACCACCATCAGCAACTTCGTAGCTACCTGGGATAACCTCAAGCGCTGTAGCGCTATAGACCTTTACCTGGCTACTAGAAGTGCCGTCTTTGGCTAAGTCGATTGAATACGTCGAGTTGTAGGCAACAGCATTGATCGTGACCAGGGCTTCTTTCTTGGTTGCCGAAAGCTGCACGCTGTTCATCGTGACTGTACGGGCCTTGTTTGCAAGGATCGTGTAGTCAGCCAGAGTGAGGTGGCTTATGTCGTTAAGGTTGGTGGTCTGGAGGTAAGAGTCCGCCGTAGTTCCGATGGAGACTGTTTGCTCAACACCAGTCTTGGCATCCCAGACACGGACGACTGTGGTTGTGGTGCGGTAGATAGCGACCACATAACGTTCTTGTTCGTCGCGAAAGATGGGAAACCACTTCGCGTTAGATGGCACATTGTTTGCCAGCTTTTTGATGAACTGAGTAGGTGGCCGTTTCTTACAGCCGAACGTAGGGTCAAGATATGCGTTAGTAGCCTCCCGGACTTGACCAGGGAGCTTGATCGGGTCCGGCTGCTGTGAGAGTCCCCCGAGGAGGTTAGGGACAACTTGTGAAACTGCCGCCATAATTACCTATTGATTACGTTGAAAGGAATGTAAGAGAAGTATTCATTTCCACCAGCACGGTCATTCAGGACTGAGTAATCACCCTGATTAACTTCGTATTCCATACATGCAGTACGTGCCAGAGCCTCTTCCCGCTCGCTGTATTTAACAACTTCGGTAGAACCTACAGCTCGGCCAGCGAACAAGTTGGCTGCACGAACAGCGATGTACTGCTTGAAGACTTCAGGAATATCCTCAAAGTCAAAGTACCAAACCACCTTTGCGTAGAGCTTGTCAGTGAACTCATAGGTATGGTTACGCTTGTCATAAAGCTTGCCGCCACGGATGATCGGCTCGAAGTTGGCCCAGTAAACAGAGTCAATAGACAGGATGTTGTCTGGGATAAGAATGTTTTTGTTGCTATCTGGTGTGAAGGGATAGTCTTGTTCTGTGTTGAACACCCAGCCTTCTGATTGCAGGCTATGGGACACTTCATCAATAATGCCGTCAGCGATAGCCACCATCGGATTAGTCGAGGTGATGCTAGTTACTGGTGCCTGACCAACATTAGAAAGCACAATGTTGACGGCCTGCAATTTAGTTAGCTTGTGTGTTGTTGCCATAATTATCTAGGGATGGTGAACCCCGAGGGGCCAGATAGGCCCCAAAGGGTAAATAAATTACTTGGCTTGGAGAGAACCAGCAACAGAAGTGCGGAGAGAACCCACACCCATGCTGAGCTTGCCGACGACCAGATCACCTTGGTACTGGACCCGGAAGGATTCCGAAGTTGTTTCCACAGTAGGTGCAACAGCTTGCACCACACCAGCCGCTTCAGAATGAAAAATCAATCCGCAGCAGGTAGCATTAGTGTCGGTGTAGTCGTTATTTTCACCAGTCACCGCAGTGTTGTATGCGGCCATGAAAGGCAGGTTGTTGGACTGATACAGACGGATGCCTGCAATGGAATACAGACCCTTACCGCTGTTCATGTCGCCTTGGGTGTTACCCAGGTCGCGCTGGAGAATGTTGGTATCCACGCTAGAAACCAACGACATGTATTGCCGGGGAGACAACACACAGGCACGCCCTTCTTCAGGAGCATTGCGCTCAGAAAGGGTGGCAGCAGCAGAGAACAGGCCATCAACGATTGCCTGAGCATCGAGTTGCTTACCGGAGCCAATAGAGACCTCGAAGCCACCAGGCTCGCCGGTCACCACAGAGGCTTCACGGGAAGCCATATCAAGGACGCGAGCAATACGCTGGTCATAGAATTTGGCGAGTGCCTCACCGATCTGCTTGGATGCCTCTTGGCGAACCGAGATCTGGCTAAAGACCTCATCCAAGGAATAGAAAAATTGTGAGCTGATTAACAAATCGTCTGCGACAATCGTCTTCTCATTCACTTTCAGCGCGGCGTCAGCCAAAATGGGCTGGCCAGGCGTATGGAAGCCGCTGCTGAGCTGGCCAGTCATCAAGAACTGTTTTGACTTACCTCCAGAGAGGGTATAATTGCGAACCAGACCTTTGAAAATCGAGGCTGAATTGAAGCTGTTATACACTTCGCCACTGAACAATTTCAGCGCGGTAGCGTACTTATTAGCGAAAGTATTGGACTGATTACCATTGACCGCATTGGGTCTGGTAATAAAATTCATGTTGGTCATTATTTGGACCTAAAGTAAAGTATGAACAAATTGCGAATCGATTCTGGGAGTGAGGATTTGACCTTCCTCGAAGGCTTGCAAGCCCACAGGTTGTCCGCCGCAGCGGGCCTAAGGGCAAGTGCTGAGGGGGGAATCGAACCCCCCTACGATCACCAGATTCAGCGGGTGTACTTGACACCGCGATAGCAGTAGGTCTTCACCTTACGTGCTTCTTGCATTGTCTTCACCTCATAGGTGAGCGAGAGGCCCCGTTCCATGCCGTCTCGTGTCATGCGTCCTTTCGGATGAACGGAAGGTTTGTAGTTACTTTTTCTTCTTTTTAGGAAAGCCAGCCTTCATGTTGGCATAGGCCTTCTTAGAGATGGTCGAGTTTTTCTTCGACCGACTCGTGCCAGCCTTTTTACGCTTATTGATATTGCGATAAAGGCTCATTTTTTCATACCTTTTTTCTTGGGTGGACGGCCCTTCTTAGAGCCGTAAGTGCCTTTTCCTTGTGGCATTTCAATTAAAGAGATCAGGTGAGTTAGCTACACGTGCTTCCACGTCAGCTTGGAAGGCGGTATCGGTGGCGTAACGCGGATCAGCAAGGTCACGAGCAAGCTCGGCGTTGCTTCTGTATGGCTTCAAACCAGGCACAGAAGCCTTTCCAGTCACCATCTCTGCTTCGTAGCCAACAGCCGACTGGTAGCGGTTGGCGAGGGCTTCTACAGCGAACCTGATTGCAGGAAGGTTGCCACTGTTCGTGACGCTGTTAAATGAGTCGATCTCCGCCTGTTCGAGATTCTGAGCGGCCCAACCCAGCATGTCGCCGTAGGCCTCTTTACCACCAACACTGTCCATGATTGCCTGTTCTTCACCGGCTTGGAGCTGGACCTGTTGTTGATAAGACTCAGCGTTCTTCTGGTAAAAATCGACGTAGGCTTTGATCAGATCTTTCGAGTCCATCTTCGATAGCTCGTCGATGGCAGCCTCGCTTAGCTGACCGTCCTTGACATACTCATCAGCAGCACGCCGCATCACAGCGTCATCAGCAGTCTCCTCTTCGGGCTCTGACTCTTCTGTTTCAACTTCGTCTTCATCCTCTTCCTGCTCACCACGGCTGAGCTTTTGCTCTAGCTCTTGGTAGGCCTTCAGCAGGTCGTCCTGGCTTTTGAATTTACCCCCGATCAAGTCGGGGTCTTCATTGCCAAGCTGACGCTGCTGATTTTGGATGTCAGCTTCTTGCTGCTTGAGTTGTTCTAGTTTTTCAGCTTGCTGCAACAATGCAGCTTCCTGAGCTTTTTGTTCGTCAGTCAGCCCTTGGGGCGTCGTGTCAAAAGTATCTGAAGGCATTAGTGCTCAATAATTTTTACGGTGTTCAATCGAGGCCTCAGCCGTTGTTGTTGGCTGTGGAGCCCAGCATCGACCTCTGACCACGTGCTGATCTTTGGTTTGATCGTGTGATCGATTTTTTTAGGGAGGGTGGTTTCTAGTTCCTCCGCTTCCCATGCAGTTTCGTCTTTACCCGTGTATTCACCCTTGGGTGAGCGGGTCCGGCGGCGTGGGCTCTTGGGCGGCTGGTCCGCCTGCTGGTTGGGCTTGTTCGGCATAGTCGTTCATAAGACGTTCAGCCATTGGCGACTTAGCGAGCTGGCCCATCTGGCCCATCATTTGCTGCTGCATCATTTGCTGCTGCGCCTGCTGTTGCTCAGCCTCCATCGTGGCGGGGTCTTTAATAAGGTTGAGCGTGTCGATACCGCTAGCCGCAGCTAGCCGCTTCATCAGCTCAAGTGGATTGATGAATTGGGTAAGGGCTTCTGGGCCTAAACCCTGCGACACAGTGGAGATGAACTCCATCAGAGCAGCACGATCTTGGCCGCGACCAACACTGCCGAGACCAGCAACGATGGTGGGAGCCACAAGGTTTTTAGGGAGTGATGGCAGCTTTTTGCTGCGGGTCATCACGTGCAGCTTCCTAGCAAGGTAGGGCTGCAAGAGCGCTTGGGTGAGTGATGTCCACAATCCTCCGAGCTGTTCGTCCAGCTCCTGTTTAAGAATTTGGAGTTCGGTGGCAGTGGTGCGCTCAGATTTTCTTGGATTAAGTATCAAGAACGCATCAGACAAACGTGTAGTCAAGTCACGAATCATTTCGATGACTGAACGCATATCTTGAGATTTATTTGTCTGTACTACTGACACATCATCTGGGCGGCCCACAATGATTGAGCCTGATGATGCGCGTGCAAGTGATTGTGGCTTCAAAGATGCACTAGGTGCAACCATGAACACACACTTTGCACTGATAGCACTAGCAGTTACAAGAGCCTCCATGAGCCCCTCGAGGCTGCGGAGATCTCCAAGGAACTCGGAAACGCGACTGCGACCGTACTCCTCTGCTTCGACTTTATTAAAGGTCAGACAAATCCAAGGAGTGATGTTTTGTGGAGCACGGCTATGAGAGCCATCCACAATCTCACCATCG